CTCAGAACGGCATCAGGGGTGGATCAGCAACTGTCCACTTTCCTATCTGGCACCAGGAAATCAGAGACATCCTCGTCCTCAAAAATAACAAAGGAACAGAAGACAACCGAGTCAGAAAACTCGACTACTCCATCCAACTAAGTAAACTATTTTATGAAAGGTTTATTGAAGATAAGGAAATCACGTTATTTTCCCCACATAATTGTCCTGGCTTATACGAGAGTTTTGGTACCGATAAGTTTGATGACCTTTATACTCGCTATGAGGATGATGATTCAATCCCCAGAACCACAATTGGAGCACAAGAACTCATCCTCGATCTCCTCAAGGAACGTGCCGAGACTGGTAGAATATATTTGATGAACATAGATCATTGCAATTCTCACTCATCCTTCTTGGATAAGGTGGAGATGAGCAATCTATGTCAAGAGATTACTTTACCAACAAAACCATTACAACATATTGACGATGAAGCTGGAGAAATTGCTCTCTGTATCCTTTCTGCTATTAATATTGGCAAAATTAGGGATGTTTCGGATCTTGAAGTTCTTTGTGATCTTAGTGTTAGGAGTCTTGATGAGCTCATTGATTTCCAAGGTTATCCTGTTAGAGCAGCAGAAATCGCCACTAGAGCACGTAGATCACTCGGAGTTGGTTACATAGGTTTAGCACATTATCTTGCTAAACAGGGGGTAAAATATGAGGATCCAGAGGCATGGAAATTAGTACATGACTTAACTGAATCTTTTCAATATTATTTGATAAAGTCATCTGTAAATCTTGCAAAGGAAAAGGGTGCTTGTGAATACTCTGATAGAACTAAGTATGCTCAGGGAATACTACCTATTGATACATATAAGAAGGATGTGGATGAGATTGTTCCAAATGACTTATCACTTGATTGGGGAGATTTACGGAAGGAATTATTGGAACATGGAATTAGGAACTCAACTTTGTCTGCACAAATGCCATCGGAGAGCAGTTCCGTTGTGTCAAATGCAACAAATGGAATCGAACCACCTAGAGACTACTTGTCCGTTAAAAAATCTAAGAAGGGACCACTTAAACAGATAGTTCCCTCGTATGGTACGCTTAAAAATAATTACACGTTACTTTGGGATATGCCTGACAATACTGGTTATATTAATGTGGTTGCAGTTATGCAGAAATTCTTTGACCAAGCGATTAGTGGAAACTGGTCTTATAACCCAGAGCATTACGAAAATAATGAGGTTCCTGTATCCGTAATGGCACAAGATTTACTTACTACATATAAGTACGGTTGGAAAACTTCTTATTATCAGAACACTTATGATGTTAAAACTGATGAGGTTCAAGAACCTGCACATCCAATTGGATGGCATGATAATGTTGAAGAAGTTGGTATTCAAGGACATACTCAACTACAAGGTCTAGTTGATGATATAATGAAATCTGAGGAAGAAATTTGTGAAAGCTGTGCAATCTAAAGAAGTTCAAGCAATGACGGTATTTAATACCGAAGAAGTTGATACTAAAAAGCAACCAATGTTTTTTGGTAAACCATTAGGTGTTCAAAGATATGATACTTATAAGTATCCTGCATTTGAAAATTTAACTAAATCTCAATTGGGATATTTCTGGAGACCTGAAGAGGTTTCATTACAGAAAGATCGTGGTGATTATCAAGAATTGCGACCAGAACAAAAGCATATTTTCACTTCTAACTTGAAGTATCAGACTATGCTTGATAGTGTTCAGGGTAGAGCACCTGGTATGGCATTTGCTCCATACTGTTCTCTTCCTGAACTAGAAGGATGTATGAATGTATGGCAACTTATGGAGATGATCCATAGTCGTTCTTATACTTACATAGTAAAAAATGTTTATTCCGATCCTTCTGAGGTATTTGACACTATTCTTACAGATCCACGTATATTAGAACGTGCTGCCAGTGTTACTGAAGCATATGATTCTTTCATAAATTATGCACATGAATATGATCAGAGTACCGCTTGGACACCTGAGATGAGGAATCATATTAATTCAGAATGGACACGTAAAGATCTAAAAAGAGCACTTTATAGAGCAGTTGCCAATGTCAATATACTGGAAGGTATTCGTTTTTATGTTAGTTTCGCTTGTAGTTTTGCCTTTGGTGAACTTAAGCTTATGGAAGGGTCAGCTAAGATTATATCCCTCATTGCAAGAGATGAGAACCAACACCTTGCCATCACCCAGAACATATTAAACTATTGGAAGAAGGGTGATGATCCTGAGATGGTTGAAATTACTAAGGAACAAGAACCTTGGTTGATTAAAGCATTTGAAAAATGTGTAGATGAAGAGAAAGCATGGGCAGAATATCTTTTTAAAGATGGATCTATGATTGGATTGAATGAAAAATTATTACATCAGTATGTTGAGTGGGTTGCCAATCGTAGAATAAAAGCATTAGGACTTAAACCAATCTATGATGTACCTGCAAAGAATAATCCATTACCTTGGACAGAGCATTGGATTTCCTCAAAAGGACTCCAAGTTGCACCACAAGAAACAGAAGTTGAATCCTACATTGTCGGAGGAATCAAACAAGACGTTAAAAAAGACACCTTCTCAGGATTTAAATTATAGTTTAGAAGATTGTATTGATGCATACAAAGAAGAACCCTGTGATAATTGGGATGATTTTGCTGGTGGTTAATTAATGAAAAAATTTATATTTGATGTTGATGGGACTTTGACACCTAGTAGAAAGGAAATTGAGCATGAATTCTGGGCTCCCTTTCTTATATTTTGTCGTCATAATGATGTTTATCTTGTTACTGGTAGTGATAGGCAAAAGACATTAGAACAGTTAGGATTGGATATATGTTATACGGCAAAGAGAGTATATAATTGCTCTGGTAGTGATGTGTATGAAAGGGATGTAAATGTTTATAGAGATGATTGGGAATTACCTAAGAAGGTAGAGAACTTCTTAATGGATGAATTAGCATATAGTTGTTTTCCTATTCGTAATGGATTGCATATTGAGAGAAGACCTGGTGGAGTTAATTTTAGTATTCTTGGTAGAGGAAAGGATCCATCTGTGGGAAGAGCAGAATATATGAAGTGGGATAAGGAAAGATTAGAAAGAGAAGATATAGCAGACAGAATTAGAAATCAATTTCCAGAATTAACTGTAGCACTTGGAGGACAGACTGGTTTAGATATTGGACCATTAGGTAGTGATAAGAGTCAAATACTCAGGGATTTTTCTAATGGCGATCAATTATATTTCTTCGGTGATAGAACAGAGAAAGGTGGTAATGATTATACTATATCTCAATCAATAAAGAGAATGGGTGGAGTTTTACATCCTGTCAATACATGGAAGGATACTTCTAAAATATTATCTAGTTACTGATTTTTTAACAATTATATCACCTTCAACAACTCTTGTATTTTCACCTGCTTTAGATAGAATAATATCATAATAATATCTTCCTGCTTTAATTTGTGCTGTTTGATGTTGAGATAATGCAATCTTTACTTCTCCACCAGTAATATCTCTAAATGATGTTGTGAAAGTAGTTGCTGTTAAAGAACCTGGATGTTTTTTCATTTTAGCTATACCAGTATATCCAGTTAGATCAAAATCAGAATTATCTGAATCATTAGCTAAGACAAAAACTTGATCAAAATCTGTTCCTGTATAAATTGTAAGATTAGTTGTATATACTGCCATTAGATAAACCTTTTAGATTATTTATTTTTAGGAAGTTATTCCTGATCTGACTAGTGCCATTCCTTCTACAACTATTGATTTCATACTTGCAGAAGTTGCTAACATTACATCATACACATATCGACCTTCTTTTAAAGCACCTGTTATAGTTGAAGCAAGGCCAAGTGTTATTTTTCCTTCAGCAGCACTAGTAATTCCCACAGTAAATTTTGTAGCAGAACTTGATTCTGCATGTTTTCTCATCATAGCAGAACACCCATAACCAGTTAGATTTAATGCACCTGCTCCAGTATTATCTAATATGGTTAATGGTAGAGAGAATTCAACACCTGAATTAATAGTAATATTGTTTACATAAACAGTCATTATGATTAGGAATCTTTATTGGCTATTTATGGATATATACATATAAGCATCTTACTATTTGAATTATGGTATGGAAACCACCAATGAGACCAAAGTGGTTGAAAGCGATTATGAAAATCCCTGGTACTACCAAGGTTCAGCTTTCACTTCTGATGATATTGGCGACTTCTTCGGTTACGTCTACCGCATTACAAATTTGCAATCGGGGAAAAAATATATCGGAAGAAAATATTTTACCCAACGTAGAAAGCCTAGAAGTGGCAAAAGTAAACGGAGAGTTACGTCTGAGAGTGACTGGAAAAAGTACTACGGAAGTTCTCCAGAACTTAAAGCCGATGTTAAACGATTGGGTAAAGAAAAATTCAAGCGAGAAATAATCAGTCTTCATGAAACTTTAGGTAAAGTAAACTATGAAGAGACTAAACAATTATTTCTCAACAATGTGTTAATTGAAGCACTTGACGATGGATCACCAGCATACTATAATAGTAACATTCTCGGTAGGTACATGAAAAAGGATTATGGAGACTTTAGATACAACTCTTAAGAATGCACATGATTGGTCACGGGAAAGAATTCATGTTCTTTGTGAAAAGGGAGAAGTAGAATCTATTTCTTCATTGCAAGATGATGCCTTTTCTATATTTAAAGAATTTGAAGAATGGTATGATAAAGATGTTGATGATCATGATATAATTTCACTTGAATATATAGGAGAGGGAAGTGACTACTAAAGTTATGCCAAACAACACCAACTACGATAAAAGTACTATAAAATCTTTTGGTGAAGCAGACCCTGAATTTGAGAAATTGAAGGATACATTGTCAGAAGAGAAATTAAAATTGAGGCAGAATTCTTTAAGGTTATTGATGGCGAACTTTGGTTCTACATCTCCTGCTACAGCAATCTATGAATGTGCTAATGAGTGGTGTGAGAAACAATATACTACTAATGGGCTTGCAAATTATTTTAAAGCATACTATACTGGGGAGAAATATAAATAAACTGTCTTAAATGACAATACATAGAATTAGGTTATCTAAAATGCAAAAATTTGTAAATGTACTTGCTGTTGCGTCTAGCGTTGTATCTCTTGCCGTTGTTGGTAGTGGGTTATACGTATATGTCAATAGGGCATCCATCATTGATGGAATTAAATCTCAAGCTTTGGAAGCAGTTATGGGATCTCTGGGAGGTCTTGGTGGCGTGGGTAGTGGATCAGCACTCCCATTAGGATCTAATGATCTTTCACCACAGACTAATCCTGATACTCCACCACAAGCTTCTTTACCTGAACCTCCAGTTCAATTTTAAATATTAAGGGTGCTATATAGAAATAGTCACCCTTATTTTTATGCCTGAAGAAGTAAAAGAAGAAGAAAAGGTAGATGTACCTGAGGCTTCTGAAGAAGTTAAAGAAGAAGAGAAAGAAGAAAAACCTAAAGGTGTGTTAGGAAAGATGGCATCTGCTATTGTTCCTGATCATGACGAACAGATGGCAATCATTAGTACATTTGTTCGTCTTGGTATCTTGGTCTGGAGTGGTGGAATATTGACTTTAAATTATGTTGCTATTCCAAACTTCCCACAGAAGAATATAGATCCAACTTTCATAGCTTCGGTGTTTACAGGAGTATTAGCAACCTTCGGGGTTCAAACAGCGAAGAATAAGAGTAATGGTAATGGAAAACCAACACCTTCTGTATCGAAAGCAGATATGGAGAAGTTAATTGAGAAGGCATCACAAACTGCACCTGCTCAAATCATTAGAATTGAACAAGCACCTCTTAATTTAACTGCTGCTGCAACTCAACCTAAGAAGGAAGAACCACCTGTATAAATTGGAGATTTCGTTATGAAAAAATGGATAGGTATTAGTCTAGGAACACTCTTAGGCATATCTCATATAGGAATGATAGGGAT